GGTAAATGCTGGGTGTTTAACTGGCGGTTTCTACAGCGTATCGAATGTGACCCGCAGGTGAACCCGGGAGGAAATACGAAATGAGCGACGCAGTGAACCACCCCTCTCACTACAACCGAGGGAAGATCGAAGTCATCGACTTCATCGAGGACCAGCAGCTCCCCTTTCACCTAGCGTGTGTCGTACGCTACATCTGTCGTTACCCTGAGAAAGGCGGTCTCCAGGATCTCCAGAAGGCCGCTTGGTACCTGAACCGCTACATCAGCTTTTACCAAAGGAGATGCGATGGCGTTACGACCCGAGTTGATAGAGAAAGGGTGCGAGTTAGTCCTGAAAGGTCTGGGAGCGAGTCTCCACGACCCTAACTTCCGAGATACGCCCGAACGGTATGCCAAGGCTCTCACGGAGATGTTCGAGGCCGAGGACACCGACTGGGCCACGTTCGAGGAGAAGTACACCGATTTCATTCTCTTGCGGAATCACAAGCTGTACTCTCTGTGTCCCCATCACCTGCTACCCGTACGCTTCTACGTGAGCCTCGCGTACATCCCCAACGGTCATGTCTTGGGCCTGAGCAAACTGGCCCGCCTCTTGCACGAATGTAACAGCGGTCCTCTCCTTCAAGAGGCCTTCACAAAGCAGGTCCTCGAGAAGATCTACGAGATCTGTCCCGGGGTCATGGGAGCGGCCTGTCTCATAGAAGGGACGCACGGGTGTCTTGAAATGAGAGGCATTAGGAGTGACGCTCACTTTGTGACTTACAAACTCAAAGGGGTATTCGAAGAAAATTCTGGTTTGGAAGACCGCTTCTTCAAACTCTGTACGAGGTGACCTTGACTAGAGAACAAGAGGACGCATGGCTTGCAGCCCTTTTAGATGGAGAAGGCCATTTCAATCTCCAAAGAAGGGCTTCGTACACCCACATTAGTATAAGAATTGTACAATGTCTTTGTGACGAATTACTCGAAAAGATCAAAGGGGTTACAGGTTTTGGGACGGTAGATCCAGGATTCCAGTGGAGGATTGACAACCGTGAGGGAGTACAAGCCTTCTTGGATAGAACCGAGCCCTATCTCATCGTCAAGAAAGAGGAAGCAAGTCTGGTCAGGGCGATTGTGTCTACTTTTGCTCGACAAGGCTATCACCCCAAGCCCGAAGCTCTCATATTACGCGAAAAGCTTATGGTGCTTTGGGAAAATCGCCCTAGGTCTAGGAAAGCGAGGAAGGAGGGCAAGGAGTGAAACCTCACGCCAACTGCCAATTCTGCCCGCTCAAGGATGCTCCCGGGCCCGTCTGGGGGGAGGGAACCCCTCACGCCCGCCTGGTGGTCATCGGGCAGTGTCCGGGACCCGATGAAATCCGAGAAGGTCGGCCGTTTGTGGGGGGTGCCGGCCGGATCCTCGACAACGGGCTTTACCGAGCTGGGATTCAAAGACCCCAGACATTCGTGACGAACATCGTCAAGTGCTTCGTGCCCCCCAAGACACCCGTGCCCCATGGTGCCGTGGACTGTTGCCGGCCTCTCCTCGAGAAAGAGCTGGAGAACTGCCGAGAGGCCAAGACCGTGTTGACCCTGGGAGCCGAACCCTTCAACGCCCTCACGCCCAAGAAGCTAGGGCTAGAGCAGAATCGTACCAAAGAAGACCACTGGCTCCGAGGATGTCCGTACCCCTGGGGTGACAAGACAATCATCCCGACCCTGCACCCGGCCTTCCTGGCCTACTCAGGCTTTCAGCTGGCGCCCGTGTTCGACCTCGACCTAGACCGGGCAAGGAGATTCGCAGATGGCAAAGCGCGCATTCCCGAAGAACACTGGAATTACAACCCGACCTCGCAAGAGGTCTCTGAGTACGTCCAAGACATCCTTGCCGCAGGGGAGTTTGGCTGTGACATTGAAACTCCCGAGAAACTTGTCCAGGAAGAGGACGATCTCGTCGCGAGTGAACCTACACCTATTGATGTCATTGGACTTTCCTGCAGGCGGGGAGAAGCGATCGGAGTTCCCCCAGATTTGTTCGATCTCCTCCGGCCCCTTTTCAACGGTGGTCGCAGCGGTCGCAAGACCATCATGTACGACTTCAACGACGACTTCGACGGGGGACACTTGGCACGTCGCTATACCCTTGAAGGTATTGAGACCCGTGACGTGATGCTCCAACTGCACCACTTGCACTCCAATCTCCGTTCCAAGAACCTGGGAATGGCCATGAGCTTGTACACAGACGTGCCGTATCACAAGAACCTGGCTAAGAGCCAACCGGAGCTCTATAACTGTCGAGATACCTACGGCGCCCTCTGGGCCGGCCAAGAAATGTGGGAACGCATGTACCTCATGGGCATTTGCGGGCCGAAGCCCTCCAATGAGGCCTGGCAGAATACTATGGGGTGTGTACAACCCTGCCGGGAGATGCGAACCATCGGAGCGAGAGTGGACACCGACTTCGCCGATCGTCACACTCTCTATTTTCTCCGGACTCTCGAGGAGTACGAGAAGGTTTGGGACTCCCTGCTACCGACCGTGAGCTGGTCGAGCCCGAAGCAACTCATGGCGCTCTTCAATAACCTGGGCCTCCCTCCCCAGTATAACACAAAAGATGGCAAGAAGGTGCAGACGGTCGATGAAGATGCTCTCGAGGTCTATCGTACCCGGCATAGGTCACCGGTGGCCGATCTGGTGGTCAAGATGCGCCAGGTAAAGCATGCGGCGGATGTGCTCCAGTGGTACGAGAAGAAAGACGGGCGCATGCACCCTCGCCTCAAGATTCACGGGCAGGTCGGGCACCGGATACAAGCCGTCAATCCGGCAGTCCAGACGATCTCCGAGGAGATGTGCGGGGTGTGCCCCCGGGAAGCCGTGATAGGGGATAGCGACGAGCACTGGATCATGACCGCCGACTTCTCCCAGATCGAATGGCGCTGTTACATGGTGCAGGCAGACGACAAACCGGCTCTCCAGGCCCTCGAGAAAGATGTCTACGTCTACGGCCAGCTGTACGAGGAGATTTTCAAGGAGCCCTTCTTCCTGGAAGGTCGGCCCCCGACGAAGTATAACAAACGCCCGGACATCCCGCCCTGGAAACTCTTGGTCGCCAAATCGGGACCTCTAGGTTGGATCTACGGGCGAGACAACTTCACAGCCCTGGGTATCAGTGCCGAGCAATCCCGTCACATGTCCTTGCGCATGGATACCGAGCACCCAGCCGTGGTACGCTTTCACAAGAAAATCCTCGAGGAGGTAAGCGCACGTGGATACGCCCAATCCGTCTTCGGAAGGATCCGCAGATTCCCCGGTCGACCCAAAGCTACTGACGTCTTCGCTTTCTACGGTCAAACTACTGCTGTTGATATACTATGCCGAAACGCGATTTTACCCCTCTCCCGTTTGCTCGGAGATTACGGAGGACGAATCCTCTTCACTGTTCACGATTCGGTTGTCATGTCGTATCTCAAAAGAAGCACTGGAGAGCTTAGCCGAAGGGCCCGAACCATCATGGAGCAATCTATACCTCAACTCCGAGGGTATCGGATACCGGTAGAGATCAAAGTAGGCCCTTCTTGGGGGAAACAGGAGTTAGTGGAGAGATACCTTGAACGCACAGGAGCAGCTCCAGCAATTCAAGCGAATGCTTGAGGGCCAAAACCTGAGCCCTCACAGCCCGGTCTTGGACGGAGCGCTCAAGTTCATTAGGACTTACCCAGGGGCCCTCTCGGAAAAGGATAGACAAGAGGTCCTGCACCTCTTGAAAGTATGCTTCCGCCTCACAGACCAGGAGCTCTTAAAACGTCTCTCGGGAGTGGAAGTACCAAACGACGAACGGAGATCCATTGACGCACATCGAATCGAAGGCGAGCTTGATAAACTTCTCCCTAAGTCTGGGTTCTTCCGAGACTACGTCCGATACACCCTCCACTCCGAAGCGCCACTGGCTTACCATTTCTACTGCGCGCTCGTCGGTGTCGCATCCACTCTCCTGCGAAGAGTTTTCTTTGATATGGGATACTTTCGGGTCTTCCCTTCCTTTGGCGTTATCCTCCTCGGACCTTCGGGTATTAAGAAGACTTCTGCGTCGGATATCATTGTCGCTATGATAAGGGAGCTCGAGCTAACGAAAGTGTACAGCGAGAAGCTCACGCCCGAGGCCTTGGTAGAAGCCATGAAAGATACGGCCCAGGGTCTCATATACGCGCCAGAGATGGTGGTGTTCTTTGGGAGGCAGAAATACAATGAGGGTTTGGTGGAGCTCATCACGCGTTTCTACGATTGCCCGGACCGCTGGGAATCAGGCACGATTATGCGGGGCAAGCATATCCTTACTGATGTGGGTCTGTGCGGCCTCATGTGTTCTACCCCTGACTGGTTCATTCACAACGTACCTGAGGAGACGTTCGGAGGAGGGTTCATGGCCCGAAATATCCTGGTCATGCAGGAGGCCTCTCCTCGCCTTGAGCCG